AAAAAGCACCTAGGATTGCGGGATCGTTAGTTACACTTAGTGGGGCGGCAGTTGTTTATACTCTGCCGCCTCATTCGTGACTGATGAGAATACTTTATGCGTTCGTGTTTGACAGTTAAGGGCGCCTTATGGGCGGGTCGGGGGTATGCGATATAAAAACGCAACACTACCCTAACCTACAAAGTGTTACACAAGAGCTCAAAAAAACACGTGGACTTAAAAAAAATTCCCCCATCTCAAAAATTCAAAAAACCCCCCTATATAAAAACAAAATTAACTTTTAATATCGTCTATGATGAAAAAAAATTCCGGAGATATTTTTGAGTCCATAGAAGTCGATCCAATTAGTGGGCAATACTTTGTTCACATACCAGAGCAAATTATGAATGAACTTGATTGGTATGAAGATACAAGAATTAAATTTTCCATTGATGGTGGTGAGATTATTCTATCAGAAGTAAATTGACAAAACATAGATAGTATTGTATAGTATTGATGTAACTGCATTCTATTATGGCTAAAGGATTTACAGTAAAAGCAAAAACTCCAACTCCTAAAGAAGAAGAATGGGACTATAATCTTGCAAAAGAAATGGTAAGAGGAAAATCCGTTGTTTTTTGTCTTCCAGGAAGAGGTGTATCATATTCATATCTGAAGAATTTTGTGCAACTTTGTTTTGATTTGGTACAGGCAGGAGCAAGTATTCAAATTTCACAAGATTATTCTTCAATGGTAAACTTTGCACGATGCAAGTGCTTGGGTGCAAATGTATTACGTGGACCAGATCAAATTCCATGGGATGGTAAATTGAACTATGATTGGCAACTTTGGATTGACTCTGACATCATATTCAATTCAGAAAAATTCTTTCAACTAGTTCTGATGGACAAAGATATTTCTGCTGGATGGTACGCTACGGAAGACGGACATACAACTTCTGTAGCACACTGGTTAGAAGAAAATGATTTCAGAAACAATGGTGGAGTGATGAATCATGAAACAGTAGAGAGTATCTCAAAACGTCGTAAACCATTCACCGTTGATTACACTGGTTTTGGTTGGTTACTTATTAAGCATGGTGTATTTGAACATCCTGATATGAAGTATCCATGGTTTGCTCCAAAGATGCAAGTCTTTGAATCTGGAGAGGTTCAAGATATGTGTGGAGAAGACGTATCGTTCTGTTTGGATGCAAAGGAAGCAGGATTTGAAATTTGGTGCGACCCTCGTATTAGAGTTGGTCACGAGAAAACAAGAGTAATTTGATGTCTAACGAACGCTATAATATTCTCTGTAAGGGAAAAAAAATTCACACATCCCTCACAGAGGAAAAATATTTCGATCTCATGGAGGATCTGTCAATACAGTATTATCGGACAGGTTCTCCAAGTCCTGAAGATCTTGAAACTGAAATTTATGTAGAGGAAAGCGAATGGCAAAGTCAAAAGTCGGTTTAAACAAGAGTTCTTATAGTCCTGGGCCGCCTAAAAAATCTCGTCAAGGAGAAGGTGGAGGAACAAAGTATGCCGCTTCTTCTCGCAATGGAGCACGAAAGAAGTATCGGGGTCAAGGTAAGGGATAATGTATCACCTAGACGGTAATGATGAATGGAGCAATATACATCCATTAGACCTCTGGATATACAATAAACTCTTTATAAGTCGGATTTTAGGATATACTTGTGGCCCTGTTGGGACTTGTGTACCTAAACCCGACTTTTATATTGTGCGTCCTTCTTTTAATTTACTCGGTCTTGGGCGCTTTGCTCGTCGAGAATGGATTGACTTATACACTGATCATATCCATCCTGCTGAGTTTTGGTGTGAAATCTTTGAAGGTGAGCATTTAAGCGTCGATTTTTACCAAAAAGAAGTAGATTTAGTAGTACGTGGTACTCGAAATTCTGAAGATCCTTACTACAAATGGCAAAAATGGGAAAAAATTGACCAAAAGGTGGAATTTCCAGAAATTTTAACCGATCTTAAGGGTGACTATGACTGGATTAACTGCGAATTCATCAATGGAAACCTAATTGAGGTGCATTTTCGCAGAAATCCTGACTTTCGTTATGGAAATTCAGTAGCAATACCTGTTTGGGATGATGAAAAGGTTGAAAATATGAAATTTATCGAGGATGCTGAGTACTTTCGGAAGGGTTTTTACATAGAATAAATAAATTTTTACAATAATTGAATTGAAACATCATTCAATGGGCAAACATTTGCTCTTAGAAGCGTATAATATTGCCTCAGAGGCAATTAATGATGCAGAATCACTTCAAAATGCCATGATTAGAGGCATTCAACGTGCAAAAATGGAGATTTTGAACACTTTTTTGCATCATTTTGATCCACAAGGATGCACAATCGTCATTGCACTCGCAGAAAGTCATGTTTCTTGTCATACTTGGCCAGAAAATCAGTGTTTGGCAGTTGATGTCTATACCTGTGGTGATAAAAACCCACGTTTAATCGCTTTAGAGATCTTAAAATATCTCAATTCAGACTCATATTCAATACGTGAAATAGATCGTTAAATAGAAACAGGGAGATAGCAACCTCCTTTATAAAAGTTCTGTTTTATTCATTAAAACAGGAGCTAAAATGTCTAATTTACCGACCGATAGAGACCCCAACTACATGAGAGAAATGTGGGGAACATCTAAATTAATCACTGATTATGATGTAACGCCACCAAAGCGAGTCATTCAAGAAATTATGCATGATACTGCACCAAAGCATGATTTTAAAAAGCAGTATGAGTTACATGAAAAAATCAGAAATGATGAAGATTATGATGATTGGAATTATGGGACAGAACCAAACTACGGATCTTCCTGTAAATCAACATAAATAAGTAAAGAAAATTTATTTTAAAATGGCAGTTACACGGGTATCTAGATCTTTTAAAGATATTAGCCTATCATTTGATCCACATCCTGTAACAAAAGATCTTCCTGTCCTTATAAATGAAAGATCAATTATCCGTGCAGTTCGTAATTTAGTTGAGACAATTCCAACAGAAAGATTTTTTAATCCTACTTTAGGATCAAATGTTAGAAGGACTCTATTTGATTTTGTAGACTATGGAACTGCATCTATAATTCAAGATCAAATTAACGAAGTGATTCTTAATTATGAACCAAGAGTAAACAATGTAATTGTTCAAGTAGATCCTCAACCAGATTTAAATCAATTTGAAGTGACAATAACTTTTGATATTATTGGACAAGAAATACCCACACAACAATTTTCATTTATATTAGAGGCAACCAGATAAAATGCCTTTTACTAAATTTACAGATCTAGATTTCGATCAGATAAAAATATCCATCAAAGATTATTTAAGATCAAACTCTAACTTCACGGATTTTGATTTTGAAGGATCTAATTTTTCAATATTGATTGATACTTTAGCATATAATACTTATATTACAGCGTTTAACTCCAATATGGTTGTAAATGAATCTTTTTTAGATTCAGCAACTGTTAGAGAAAATGTAGTGTCTCTCGCTAGAAATATTGGATATGTTCCTAGATCAAGAGTATCTGCAAATGCCAATATTTCATTTAATGTATCAGTATCACCGATTACAACATCTCCAGCGATTACTTATACACCAACAATTACTTTACAATCTGGATTAGTATGTACTGGATCTTCTGGTGGAAGTTCCTATATTTTTTCAGTTCCAGATAATATAACAGCGACTGTTAATAGTTTTGGAGTCGCTAAATTTGAAAATATTGTAATCAAGGAAGGAACATTTTTAACAAAACAATTCGTTGTTAATGGTTCTCTGGACCAGAGATTTATTCTAGAAAATTCTTTTATTGATACATCAACAATTCGTGTTTATGTTAAACAAGTCAGCGATTCTGGTTTGGGAGTATTATACAGTGTTGTTGATAATATTTTTGAAATTAACAAAAATTCAAAAATATTTTTACTGCAAGAAGTAAAAGACGAAAAATATGAAATTATTTTTGGCGATAATATCTTTGGTAAAAAATTAGAAAACAACTCAATCATAACGGTCACCTATATTGTTACTGATGGTAAAAATGGTAATGGTGTCAAATCATTCTCTTTTTCTGGATCTTTAAAAGATTCAAATGATTCTATTGTAGTTCCAACAAATGCAGGGATAACTGTTAATGTATTACAAGGATCACAGAATGGATCTGACATTGAGGATGTTGAATCCATTAAAAAATATGCTCCTAGACTGTATTCATCTCAGTATCGAGCTGTGACTCCTAGAGATTATGAAACCATAATCAAATCTAAAATTTATCCTGATGCAGAATCCGTATCGATTATAGGTGGAGAAGAGTTAGATCCTCCACAATATGGTAAGGTTTTTATCAGTATTAAACCAAAGAACGGTTCCTTTGTATCTGATTTTAACAAACAATCAATTAAAAACAAACTAAAGCAATATACTGTTGCAGGAATTAACATTGACATAATTGATTTAAAGACATTATACGTTGAAATTGATTCTGCAATTTATTATGATTATTCACAAATTGGTAGCGTTGAGAATTTAAAAACAAAAGTGATTAGTGCTTTGTCTACCTATGCAAATTCTCCTAACTTAAATGCATTTGGCGGAAGATTTAAGTATAGCAAAGTATTACAAGTAATTGATTCTGCCGATAATGCAATTACTTCAAATATTACAAAAGTAATAATTAGAAGAGATCTAAAAGTATTATTGAATTCACCAACTCAATATGAAATCTGCTATGGAAATAAATTTCATGTAATATCTGAAGGTAAAAATATTAAATCAACAGGATTTTATATTGAGGGAGAAAGGGACATAGTTTATCTTACAGATACACCCAATTCAGATTTAAAAACAGGAGTTATATCGATTATTAAAAAAAATCCTCTTGCTGGAATTACAACTGTAGGAGTTCAATTTAATACTCCAGTCGTTGTTCCGTCAGCGGGAACAATAGACTATGAAAAAGGAGAAATTATTTTAAATAGCGTGACAATTACCTCTACAGAAATGCCTCAGGACATTGTTGAAATTCAAGCTTTCCCAGAATCAAATGATGTTATTGGATTGCAA